TCAACTTCTGTTTCTTGCAGAAGTCAAGGGATATCTCCTTGATGTAATCTGCGTTGTCAACTTCGGCGTTGGCAATCTTCGTAAAGAACCCACGGACCTGTTTCTGGGTGACCTCATTCTCGTCATCGACATTGGTTCTAAGAAGAGAGGAAACAATCTCCTCTGTCGGGTGTGCCTTATACCTGCTCTTGTACGTAAAAAGCAGATCGACAAAAACCCGAAGGTACTTCATCTCGAAGAAGCTTACGTCCAGAACTTCCTGCATCTGGTCAGAGAAGTGTCGGTCAGTTAATATTAGTTGTGCCAATTTCTCCTGGAACGCCTTACCGTGCCTGGAGAAGCCGACTTGCTGCTCTTCCATTGTTCACCTTCTATTGCAGAGTAAGAGTAAACAACAAACTACTTGTTGTCAAGCATTACTTTGTTGAAGTACTGGCCGAGTTCCGACCAGTTAAACTCTCCGAACCCATCAATAGCCATCATTTTAACGACTTCCGTCTTGTTATAGGAGACGTCAGGGTTCTCTATAGTGTCGCGTATTTTAGTTTTGACTTGGACGCTTATGTTGGGAGAATATAGCTGCATCAGCTTATAGTTCTCTTTTAGCGTCTTTTCGCCATCGACAACATTTTTATACGCCTTTATGTTGCTGTCGATCTCTTTACAGTATTCTAAGATCTCCGATATCCTAATTGGCTTCTCCTCCGACAGGAACGGAAATCTCTTCTTAACAGTTAGTAGGCCAACTCCCCCAACTCCGGGCAAGTTATCATTCTTGTCGCCCGCCATAGCTCGCGCTAGAGCGAAGTTGTTGGGGTGGATACCATATTCTTCCACGACTCGCATCTTATTCAAGACCTGCTTCTGGGTGGGTCTATACAGGACCGTCTCGTCGTCCAGAAGTTGTATGAAATCCTTGTCACTGGACACGATCACTTTCTGCCAGCCGTCGTATTTCTTCGCTGCCTTGCAGTAGGCGATAACGTCATCAGCTTCTAAGTTGCTTACCATTATCTGAATGACCGGCATCTCGTTAAGATACTCTATCAGTCTCGATTGCTGCCAGATCTTGTTTTCCAACTCCTCATTCTCTGTGAGGTTGTTTATGGACCTGTTCAGCTTTATTGGCTTGCGCCCTTCTTTATAATTCTTGTTGACACTCTTTCGCCTACTTGATCCACCCGGCCCATCCCAAATAATAACTACTTCGTCTGGGGAGGTGTCCCGCACTAGTTTTTGCAGGATCTTTAGAAAGCCCTTTATACCACCAATCGGATTTCCATTTTCGGATATCGATGGGTCTACAATATAGGACCTGTAGTAGGAATTGAGAGCGTCAACAAGCAAAACTCTCTTTTGCGAAGACATCTAATTACCGCCGACTTCCTCATACTCTTCCGCTCTCAATACTCGGAAAGAGTGTACTCCATCTATATTCCTGGCCGAGAGAGACATCTTTTTTACATGCGTGGGGAGCGTAGGGCTCGTAAGAAAAAATCTTGCCTTTACCCTTGTCATCTCCGTGTTGGCGCTAAGTCGCTTGGAGGGCTCTGAACTGACGATGGTGATACCACAAACACCTCGAAGCTCCTCTAGGATCTCTGTAATGTTTCTCTCTCGGTCTGACCTGATTATGCACACAGCCTCGTACTGTGTATCTGACGATACCTCTTGTATCATAGACTTAACAAACTTCTTTAAATTCATTGCTTTGTCTCCCGTATCTATAAATAGTACGAAACAATTATAGGGCGGCGTTTTCTAGTTCCTGCTCGCCATCAATGTCGTAGTAGTCCGAGGCATCCCCGGATCGATCGTTGAACTTCAGTATGATTTCTTGGTCCATAATTTCTACGACTCGATTGTAGAATCGGCTATCTTCTAGCTTATCCAGCCACTTGCTTTGTTGAAACTTTTCTTCTTTTCCGTCACCCATATCTAGGTAATACCATGCGCCTTTAGACACCATGGCGTCGGAACCCTTGATAGCCTCAAACCAGCTTTCCTTGTCCTGGACTCCGATCTCGTCGCCCCATAGGATTTTAAAGACACACTCCCTCATTTGAGTCCCGAATCTGGACTTTTTGAGTTTGGCCTTTACCTCCGACCCAATAACGAATCCCTTGTCGTCGTATAGGAACGCGCTCTTAGACTTTCTAGAGGTGAGCCACACCCTAAGGCTCGCCACATAGTTCATAGTTTTGCCACCTGGCGTCACATAGGGGCTGACCATTGCCTCGATTCTGTTCTGGGTAATATTGGTCTTAAGCTGGTTTAGAACCAAAAAGGTCGCATTCTTGGATGCGATTGGTCTTGTTAGCTTCTTCATACCCTTAGACAGAATCCTGGCTGTGACAGCAACGGAAGAAGTGGGGTTAAAGTCGCTCTCCACCTCAGTTGCAGAGGGAGTCAAGGCCAGCGAATCCCAAATAAAAAGCATCTTATTATCGTTGGCATCAAGCAAAGTCTCGATTGTCTCCAGCACGTGCTCTACAGACTCTGGTTGTATGTAGACGAATGACCCTCTCCCCTCTCCAACGTCAGAACTTAGATCACACCCAGTTCTCTCTAGGAATACAGGATCTATGGCGGACTCGCTGTCAAAATAAATAACATCTATACCCATGCTCTGTGCGTTGGCTGCGACCTGTGCTGCCAAAAAGCTCTTGCCGGTGGATTCAAGACCCGCTATCTCAGTTATCTTGCCTACCGGAATACCCGCAAGCCGACCACGGCATATAATAGAGTCTAACCATCTGGAGCCGGTGGGTATCCATTCCTTGACTTCCGTGGGGTTATCTCCAAGAAGATCATATGATACGTCTGCACCGGCTTGTTTGTTGAGCAGGTTTCTAATTTCTGCCGCATTTAATTTGCCGTTCTTCGTCTTACTTTTACTCTTTCTCATTGCTAAATCCTATTTAATATATGAGAGGGCGGATGTGGCTACGCTGTTTGGGGGATAGCGGCGCGAGTTCACATCCGCCTCTCTCATATCTGTTAAGCTCCTACTAGTTCGCTGAACGCAGCGTCCACGGAATCACCTTCCGATGAGGAACTTTTTTCTGGGGTTGCTGACTCTGAAGTCGTTGACTCTTCGTCACCTCCCAGAAGATACTCGTCGAGCATCGCTTGGACATCTTCAGCCGACTTTTTCTCGAAAAGCTCAGTGAAGTCGGGAACCCCGTTCATGTACTCTGCCGCTCTGTCGGAGTCCTCGTGCAAAGCAGAAGACTTCCTGCGGGGAGTAATAGAGGTCTGCGGGAACTGCGCTCCCGGAGCCTTGCCATAGGTGATAACAAGGTCGGTGCCCTCATCGGGGTCCGTGATATCACCGTAGTCAGGGTTCAGGACAAGGTTCAACAGATCCTGATACGCAGTTCTGCCATAGCCCCACACCAACGTGCGGTCATCCTCACCCTCTCGCACAACAACCGGGCTAAAGAAGCGCTGGCGGGCGTTCAAGCTCTTTGCCATCTTCACGCTATCCTCGTCACCATCGTTGTAAAGCTTGCGAACAAAATCGCATACGGGGCAATCGTCTCCAAAATTCTTCTTGGGGCACATGAAGCCCGCGTTCTTGCCGACATTGTAGTGGAACCAGAAATCACGAAACGGATCTCCGTCTTCCGTTGGAACAATTCGGATGGTTGTGTCTCCATCCTTCGGACGCCAAAAGTTATTCTTACCCTTTTCACCTCGCTGGTTGAGAGCGGTAAGCCTCTCCTTCATTTTGGACATGTCAATACCCATGTTTTCTCTCCTATTGAGTAGTAAAGTATGCTTGGCCAATCTCCCAAACATCTGTGCCATAGTATAACCCGGATCTAGTAGATGTCAAACACTTTCTTCGACATTTTCTTCCTGAACCAGGGTTGCGTGGACCAGGCAGTAGGCATAATCCTCTTCATAATCGGTAGGATATATGCCAAACGATGATCTCAAATTTTCATCGCTTTTTTCTTTCACCTGCTGTGAGATCGTTCTTAACAATCCGCCCTCGCTCTCAAGTCTTTCTCGATTGATGGCGTAATAGTACACTTTCTCCCTGGGGAGGGTCAAGTCATAAAATATCTTTTCTTCTCCCACGGTCGGATCCACAATTCCCAAGGTTGATATTCTCGCTGTCTTAGGAGGGTCAGAGAACGTGTTAATTACGGTCTTTGAGTTGTCGCACACATTTATCATGTGCACAGTAGACACAATAAGCTCATTTAGCCTGTCGTAGAAGCCCATAACGGGCGCGTCTACTATTATAGACTCTAGACGAGCATTGTCTACCACGTACAGTCGCTCAAATATAGCAGAACGAGCATATTGTTGCAGGATACCAAACGTGGCTCGATCATGCAACGACTCTATAGAGGATAGATGCGCTGGATCTGGCTTTATATACAGTATGCTGGTCGGGAGGTGCTTAACCTTCTCAAGAATCCTCAACGAAGCGCCCGAAATGGTGCTTCCTCCGCTGACCACAAACAATACATGGCCCTTCATCTCCTTGAAGAAGGCATTTTTTAATCTTGTCTTCTGCTCATACTCCTCATGAGAGGTGCGAGGCGTGATGTACAAGAAATTATCCAGCTTCCTCTTCTCAGAATCAATACAGTATACGTCATACTGGGGGTAGTCTGCGAACTTCTGCGCTATATTGCAGCCAACCTCTCCCAGTCCTATAATAACGTCCATTTAACCCTCTTTCTCCTGTTGTGTAAGTAGTAGCTAGACTGCCAACTTTCTCATATTCTGGTAGTCTTTACCTACGCTTACGTTCGTCTTAAAAGCGCCCATCTCTGTGTCAGAAAAGACCGACACGATATCTTTTAAAGCCCCCTTGTCCTCTGCTGCAAAATCTAGCAGCAGCGAGTCGTGCACGCTGAAGGCTATATACGACTTCTTGTCTCTTATCGCGTCGTATATCTTTATCATCTGACGTAAGAACAGATCACTGGTGGTGCTCTGGACGATGTAGTTAAACGCCCGGAACTCATCCACCTCTATCTCTCTCCCAAACGGAGTGCTCACGTGACCGTCTTGATAATACCTCTCAACAATGCCCTTCCTGTCAAATACTGACTCTAGCTCCGGATTGCTTGCTTCGGGGTTGTATAGCCACGCGAACGTTTTCTTTTTTATTTCATCTCGGCTCATCTGCTGGCCATAGACCTCTTTCATGATCCACATGTGGATGTCCTCGTCCGGCTGCTCTTGGCCAGATAGAGCTAACACTGTTCTAAGCTCTGCTGCGTTGAAATCCAACTCCACAAACAAGTCGTTGTTGGGGGCCAATATGGCCCGCAAATCCTTGTCCAGCGTCAGGACTGGGAACGAGTGTGGCTTGGTGGTTAACCGGCCAGTCTTCGTGCCTGCCATATTATAAGACGCATAGGGCCTGATCTCTGAAAGTTTTTTAATGAACCTGCGCGCCTTTGGCTTTGCCATCATATCCCTCAGGTTGGAGGGGTTTACATTTAGCCTTCTTGTGCGGATATCTCCCAGAACCTCACTGAGGCCTACAAGGAACTCGTAGTTCTCCGGCTTCTCGCAGGTGCTCAACACGTGCTCGGTGATCTTGCACTTGATGTCGCAGTATTGCATCAAGAAGTCTTCGCCAACCAGGTCAAAAA